GTCATATTGCCCGAAGGCATATATTACACTTATGTGTGTAATATACCAATTTTAAAGAATGGTTAAAGTCCATTCTCTTCGGTCTTCCTTGGTTCCTTTGACAAGGATTTGCCAAGTCCTTACTTGTGAGTAAGAGGTCTGGAGAATATATAGCTTGTATTTCTATATATTCTGTACAAACAGCTCTTTATGTGAAAATTTTGGTTCGTCACAAAATTAGTAACATTTAGGTTTATACTAAATATTTTAATATTTCATGACAAATAACTTATACAAAATCTTAAATAGATTATGTATAGTATTTTTCCCAAATATTAATCCAAAACTTTATCTTTTACCATATGTTAAATTAGTAAGATACTATATTAAACATCATGGTATAATTCATAGTATTAAAATCTTTAAAACTATGAGACTACATTGTACAAGATACATATGTGGTCAGCCTCTTTATTCTAATAAATTGGCTATTGGTATTGATAAAGATGGATGACCCAAAGCTTTGTCGTTCTTAAAACCTTTAGCTACAGAAAAACATTTCAAATTCTTATTTACTATTCTTTTAATTAATAGAAGTTTAGTTTTAAGTAAATTTGAGTGAGATTCTGTGAAGCCAGATTTTAGTTCTATAACTAATGCATCAAAATGTAATTTAACTATCCCTTCTGGAATTATTAATAATTTCATTAGAGATTTTAAGTTATTTTCCTCAAGAGATGAAATTGGATTTTCTAAATCCAATGTCTATCTATCAGGAAAAGCTGGTCCACAAGGACCAGCAACACTTTCTGCATTAGAGAACATCCCTCACTTTACACCAGATGAAATTGATTTCATTTCTGGTTTAACTGATAAAGCGGGGGTTGATTGATTAGTTGAGCAAGTCAATTATTATTATGATAGTAATCCGTATTTTTCTGATAATGATAAAAAGATCATTAAGAATTATACTGGAAAACTTTCATATGTTAAGGATCCTGAAGCTAAGTTAAGAGTAATTGCAATAGTTGATTACTATTCACAATTATTTTTAAAACCTATCAATGATAAATTATTTACTTTAGTAAAGAATATACCATCTGATAGAACTTTTACTCAAGATCCTTATAATGAATGACTTGACAATGATCAAAGCTTTTGATCTTTGGATTTGAGTTCCGCTACTGATAGATTCCCAATTCTCCTTCAAAAGAGAATGTTAACCAGAATTTTTAATTCTGAAATTCTATCTTCATCTTGAATGAATCTTCTTTCTAAAAAGAGATTCTGAACTCAAGATGATAGTATAGGTTTCGTTAATTATAATTGTGGTCAACCAATGGGGTCTTACAGTAGTTGAATCTCATTCACACTAGCTCATCACCTTGTTGTTTATTATTGCGCATCCTTATGTGGAT